GCGGCTGCCCGGAAAGTCTGGTCCGCCAAGGTCGCCATCGACACCAAGAAAAAGTCGTTTTGGGACAAGATGACCGGCACTGAGGCTGATGCCCTGCCGGTTGTTGCCAAGACCGACCTCGAATCTGGTCCCGGCGATGAAGTCACTACGACCCTGATTGCCAAGCTGCGCGGCAAGCCGATCGAAGGTTCTGAAAAAGCCGAGGGCCGCGAGAAGGCGCTGGCCAACTACACGCAGAAGATGCGTATCGACAAGCACCGCCAGCCGGTCAACGTCGGCGACGTGATGACCCAAAAGCGTGTTGGCTTCTCCATCGCCGAACAGGTGCGCGCCAGGCTCTCGGATTACATGGCCGAAATCAACGACGAGCAGGCGCACATGACCGCTTGCGGATCCCGCGGAGACGGCGACGAGATCCAGCACTACCCGGTTGGGTACGCCGGATTCCCGAACGCCTTCACGACTCCGGATGCGGCTCACCTGATCATTGGCAACGGCAAGACGACCTCGACGCTGACCGGCGCCGGCGACACCAATATGTCGACGGCCATCGTCGATCGTGCCCTGGTCCGCGCCAAAAAGATGCTTGGCATCGAGACGGCGAAGGGCGCCCGCATGGAGCCGATCAACGTCGACGGCGGCAAGTCCTTCATCATGTTGATGAGTCCCGAGTCGAAATACGACATCCGCCGGGAAGTCGGCGACGCCGGCTGGCTGACGCTGGAAAAGGCGAAGGCTGCTGCTTTGGGAGCGAAGAGCCCGATTTTCACGGCTGCCGACTCGTACTACAGCGGCGTTCTCCTGATGGAGCACGAAACCTGCGTCAAGCACGCTGCCCTGCACACCAGCAACGGCTCGACCCCGGTTCCCACTGTCCGCAACCTGTTCCTCGGCGCCCATGCAATCTCGGTTGCCCACGGCATGAAGGGCCAGAACGGCAACGTCCGGTACGAACTCACGGACTCCGACCTTGACCACGGCGAGGAAGAAGTCATCATCACACGCATGATTGCCGGCTGGATCAAGAACAAGTTCAACGGCATGGATTTCGGCGTTCAGGCGTGCGACACAGCCTACACGTCAATCAGCTAACCGCTGGCTGAATAGTACGAAGCCGGCCGGGACGGTCCTGGCCGGCTAATCCAGGAAAAAAGGAGAAATTCACATGCAATACCAATCCAAGCAGATTGCCAACAACGAGGCGCTTGTTTCCTCCGATGGCGGAACCGAAACGATCGCCATCGTTGGCGACTTCACTACCGTAACCGGCATGGTCACGGGCGAAATCATCGAAATGGTCGGCCTTCCGGCCGGCTACGTCCCGGTCGATGTCGTCGTCGCTTTCGACGCATCGGCCGGCGCCGCCTTCACGACCGACTGCGGCGTGCTCTCGGGTGACTACGGGTCGACCGCTGTTCGCACGATGGGCAACGAGGGCTTTGCCGCCAACTCGGCCGGCCAGGGCGCTGCCGGCCTGGTCCGCGCGGTCAAGCCGGGCCTGGCCCAACTCGCCCCGACCGACAACGACCGCGGCATTGGCTTGAAGATCGTTGGCACCCTGACCACCCTGGTCGTGGGAACCAACATCCGGATGACCCTGCTCGCCCGCGCTGCGCGCAACGGCGTCTAAGCAATGGGACGCCCGCGCAAGAGTGCGATTCATCCGGAAACGGGTGGGCAATTCACAGCGGGGGCCGCAACGCCCCCGTCTGGTTTTGCTGTATCGCGGTCGATCAGCGATATGTCCGGCGATGTTCTCAAGGCGCACGCGCGCAAGCTCGGCATCCCCGAGCGTGACGTGAGCGGCCTGTCTGAGGATCGGTTGCGGCAGAACTGCATGGTCATGGTAAACGAGTCTCTCGGAGACGACTGATGAAGCTCTCGGCTCTTCGTTCCACCTTTAGGGTTCGCGCCGGCGACACCATAAAGCCGTACTACTGGAAAGACCCCGAGGTCGACGTGTTCATCAACGAGGCGTACACCGAGGCGGTCGACCGCGGCCTGGTGATCTATGACCGGGAATCGTTCACGATCGATGTCGAGCCAGGCGTGACCGATTACCAACTGCCGCCGGCGGTTATTCGCGTCATGGGGGCCGCAGTCACGTCGCGCTCCGGGGTGGATCTCACCGAGCCCGAGCCAATGCGCCTTGGCAACCGGCGCTACGACTTCACGTCGCGCGAGTTCATTGACGGCGCGGCCTATCGCATTGACGAGGACGGCATGTTCGTTCTGGCGTCGTCGCCGACTGAGGCGGCCGTGATTGCGATCGAGGCGCATCGCTATCCTGAACCGCTCGAAAGCGATGATGACGAGCCCGTGGTCATGGCGATCTACCACCAGAAGATGCTCTCATGGGCGTTGAAGCTGGCCTACTTGAAGCCGGACGCCGACACATTCGATCTAGGTCTGTCCGACAAGCACGACGAAGAGTTCACCAGAACATTTGGGCCGCCAAAGACGGCCCAGGATCACCGGCAACGGCGCCGCCGGCAGGCGAGAAGCTACAAGACGCCGGGTTACTAGATGACCCGCGCAGGCGGGTTGTTTTTTGCCAAAATACTGGCTGGCAGCGTATAAATCAGCATCTAATCTTTCCACGATTTCGACAATGAAACTTTCCATAAGCGGCAACACCCTCTACGCCGACAACCTGAAAGTCTGTTTCTGTGAGGCCGGAAATGAGCGCACAAGTATTCCCGCTGGACACTACCCGGTCACGATCGAGTTCAGCCACGTCCACGACCTCGAACTGCCAAAGGCCGATGGAATCGGATGGATTGGCGCTTCTCATGGCTGCGACATCGTTTTGGGTGGAGTCGTCGGTAGCTCTGGCGTCATTCCAAGCCGCAATCCTCTTGGCCGCCTTCTCGCGATGATCCAGGCGAAAGAGGACATGGGGTCAAGCGTTACCATGGAGGTTGCGTGACGACAATTGAAGAAAGGCTAGATGCCCTTGAATCGACGTGTCGGACGCTTTCCGCCAAAGTCAGGGCGCTTGAAGCCCCTGGCAAGCGAGTTCCTGAAACGCGGAATACTGAGTCAATCAGGTATGACCGGTACGGACGCGAGATACCAGAATCACCACCCCCGAGAGGTTTCAATGTTCCAATTTGATCTGCTACCCAACTGGAGAGACGTGGCCAAGAAGGCATGGAGCATGTGGGGAAACTACATCACCATGATCCTGGCTGGCATGGAAACGGTATCCGTCGTGTTCCTGAATGGCGAACCGTCGCTGACTGTGACGCTGGCGGTGTTTGCGGTGATCGCACTCTCGACCGGCGCGCGGCTGGTATCGCAGACGGGATTGAGCAAATGAACCCGCGCTACCTGTCCCGCAAGTTCCTCCTGACGCTGCTGATCGTCCTGCTCGGCACGTTGCTGCGCTGGTTCGATATGGTCGACGGCGGGATGTGGGTCACGGTTGTTTCGCTGGCCCTGACGGTCTATGTCGGCGGCAACGTGGCGCAGAAGAGGGTACAGCCATGATCAACGCCAAGTACGCGAGAACCACGGTCGCCGCCCTTACCCTGTCCGCCGCCGGCTTTGCCGGGATCGTGCTGCATGAGGGCTACTCCAACAATGCGATCATTCCAGTCCCAGGCGACGTGCCAACGGTCGGCTTCGGTTCAACCGTGCATGAGGATGGTCTGCCGGTTCGCATGGGGGAGACAATCACTCCTCCAAAGGCTGTTCGTATGTCCGTGGCGCACATTTCCAAGGACGAGAAGGGTGTGCGCCAGTGCCTCGGGGAAACGGCGACGCTGTACCAACATGAGTGGGACGCCTACGTGTCGTTCGCCTACAACGTCGGGCTGCGCAACTTCTGCCAGTCATCCATCCCGGCCAAGGTCCGCGCAGGCCAGTACGCAGAAGCCTGTCAGGTCATGGGCCAGTTCGTTTGCGGACCGGCGACGCAAGCCACTCGGGCGAAGCCTGGGCAGAAATGCTACCACCCCACCAGACCGTTGCGGGTTCTTCAAGGGCTTGTTAACAGGCGCGGCGAGGAAGTTGCTACCTGCCTCGGTGAGGGAACCAAATGAACACGTTCCGACGCGGCATCATTTCTTCTGAAATTACTTCCCTCTGCGATTCGGAGCGGCGCATCAACGTCCTGATCACAGCCGAGGAAAAGGCGCTCGAAGCGCAGCCCGATTCAATCGAGAACTCACAGCATTCCGCCGGAACCCGTGTCGCCATCGCCACGCTGAAGTTCGCTCGGGATGACGTGCAGAAGGCGATCCGCAACCTGAAGACCGCGCTTGAATCCGAGAACATCGAGCACATCGACATCGGGAGCGACCCGTGCTCGCCATGATGACCCCAACCCGATACCTGCTGCTCGGCATGGCCGTTGCGCTTGCAGCGATGGCGCTGCTTCTGTTCGGCGCGAACGCGCGTGCGAAGCAGTTCAAGGCCGAGCTTGAAACATGCACCGCAAACCACAAAGCGTTCGTGTCCCTCACGAAGTCTGCTGGAGAACTTGCCAAGGTCAAGGCCCAAGCCACGGAGTTGAAAAATGAAATCATCGTCGAACAAACCCACACCGGGTGGGCTGCTGCTCTTGCTTCTGTGCGCACTGACGCTAACCGTGAGCGGCTGCGCGTCGCAACCGGTGGAGGTTCCAGTGGCGGTGGAGTGTCCACGCCCACCCAAGATCGACCCTTCAATGCTGGAGCCGACGCCAACGCAATACCTCCTGCCGCACGAGTTGCGCAGGACTGCGCGGAAACAACCATAACGGCGAATTATTTGCAGAGCTACATCGAGAAAGTCGAGGCGCAATGATGTTGGAACACCAAGGTCACTTCGAGTGGTTTTTCAGGGCGGTTGAGCACGCCAAGGACTCTTTCGCTTCGTTCGTGTTTTATGGGGCGACACAGCAGATGTCGATCAATTCGTCGGCGGTGGCTACGTCAGTGGTCGTCGGGGTTCTATCTGCAATGGCTGCGACATATATGCAGAGCGATCGAACAGCCAACGATCTGAAACGCGAAGCTGCTGCCAGTGCGGAGTTTCGTCAGGAGGTCCGTGACTACATGCGCAACCAAGGGGATAAGCTCTTGGCGTTGTCCGAAAAAAGCGGGCACCTCGAAGTAGAGATAGCGGCGATGCGCGGAGCCATGAGCGGGATGAGCGGGATGGGCGGGATGGGCGGCAGTCGCAGTCAACGGGGGATGAGTAATGACCGATAAAGAAATTCTGATCCAGAAGGGAAAGACCTTTTCCCTCGTCGTTCGGTGGGAGACAGAGCCTGTCGTGCGCAAGGCGATCACGGCAATTTCTCTTGCTAATGGCGCACCGCGCCTGACAATCTCCTCGCACGGAATCCCGGATGGCTGGAACGGCACGGTCTATGGCGTTGAGGGAATGAAGCAGATCAATGACGTAGGTGTTCAGCAACTTACGGTCATCGACTCAAACACCATCGAACTGAACGGCGTCACTCCGGTCGACGACAACGGGAAGATGTGGCCGGCGTATACCTCTGGCGGCTTCGTGAAGTTCTACACGCCGAAGAGTCTTTCGGGCTACACGGCCCGTATGGACATCAAGGACAAGATCGGCGGCACGGTATGGGCTTCGTCCGAAGTTGCTGACACCCCATACGACATCGTCGACATTGCGCTTGACGATGTTACCAAGACAATCACCCTGACCATTGATGCGGTTGATACCGCTGCACTGACCGCGAAGCGTGGTGTTGCCGACCTTGAGCTTGTCTCGGCTGGTGGCGTGGTAACGAAACTCAAGCTGACGCAGGGCGATCAAGACGAACCAGACGCAGTGCGCGTTGCTGGCGAAGTAACGACTTAACGTCGAGCGGGAAAGGTCCGTGCGGAATATTCCTGAACGACAGAAGAAGTCGCGCAGTATCGGTTTTGCTTCCGTATTGTCTCCGCGAAACACGGCGCACAGTTTCACCCAACAAGAGGAAGTGTTCGTCCTTACTCGAATAGTAAATGCAACCACAGTAATGACCGCAACCAACTCGGTCAGTGCAATGAAGAAGGCAAATTGATATGGCAGGCGACCCCCTCTGGTATTACAAGGTTCTCGGTCTTCACTGTGATGGAGCGAATAACTCAACCACGTTTACAGACGTGAAGGGCAAGACTGTAACCGCGAACGGGGACGCGAAGATAAGCACAGCGCAATACCCTAGCATTACCGGTAAATCTTCGTCTGCCCTTTTTGATGGGGTTGGGGACTATTTGTCCATACCAGACAGTGCAGATTGGGGTTTTGGCTCAGGTGATTTTACAATTCGTTTTTTGTGCCGCCCAACAAGCACGTCAGCAGACCAAGAGATACTTGCACAAAGAAAATCGTCTGATTCTAACAATTTCTGGTTTATCCGCAGAACGTCAGCCGAGAAGATACGTGTTTATGCAAAGGCGAGCGGTTCGGTTATTACCGATGTTTTATCAACTGGAACAGTGACGGTTGATTCTTGGCAGTTGGTAGAAATTGTACGCACGTCTGGTTCCGTGAAAATTTCAATTGCTGGAACATTTGGAACCGCTGTTACCACAGATGGTTCTGGTTCTTGGCCAGATGTCGCGCATGTGGTTTATGTGGGGGTCGGAGACAACGCATTTGGTGCGGGAAACTTCTACAACGGATACCTCTCAGAAATTGAAATTTACAAAGGGTACGCGCTTAACACGGCGAATTTTACTCCTACCTCAGACCCATTCCCTGACACATATGTTCAGGTTTCAGGAACAACGAAAGATAGTGGTGGAAGTTTTGCGTCAAGGTTAGTTCGAGTCTATCGCCAGGACACAGGCGCTTTTGTCGGAGAGCAACTATCGAATGGGACTACCGGAGCGTGGGCAATAACAGCGGCCAATACAGGAGCTACTGTCACAAAACACTTCGCAGTTATGCATGACGACGACGCAAACCCCCCGACAACATCAGAAAACGCACTCATCTACGACAACATCACCCCTTACTAAAGGAGAATAAGCAATGGCCATCATTCGTTTCGTTACCGCAGTAAAGAATTCCGCTCTTGACACCATCAAGACGGCCATCGACGCCGGCGCCGGCGCGGGCACCATCAAGATTTACACAGGCACGCAGCCTACGTCACCGGCTGACGCTATCACCACGCAAACCCTGCTCGGAACGCTGACGTTCTCCGATCCCTGCGGAACGTCTGCAAGCGGCACGCTAACCATGTCTGCGATCACCCAGGACTCTGCGGCGGATGCTACTGGTACTGCGACGTGGGCGCGTATCGCCGACTCTACCGGGGCGACGGTGTGCGACGTTGATGTAACTGCAACTGGCGGCGGCGGAACTCTCCAGTTCAATACTACGAGTTTCGTCATCGGTGGTCCTATTCTGATCAGCGCGTTCACGATCACCGTCCCGTAACATGTCGTACACGCCGCCAGTTGGAAATGTTGCTAATTTTCAAGCAACGGGGGTTTCTTATACCCCACCTGCTGGCAATCTTGTCGACTTCTCGCCAGGGTACACGTCCGAACTATCGACGCAGCTAGTTTTTTCTGCGTCGGCGACAGGTACGCAGGCACATCTTTGCACGTCTGTAGGAGCGCAACTTGTTTTTGAAATTGCGGCTACGTGTATAGATGCTCCCTACGGAAGGTCGGAGTACTTCGAGCTAACATTTGTTGGCGCAGCAGAAGGGCTAGTCGACGTCAACGGTACCTCTGCGGCGCAGCTTGCGTTTACTGCGTCAGCAACAGGAACCATGTCGAGGGTCGGCGCGTTTTCGTCTGCGCTATCCCTTGTGGCGTCTTCCCAAGGGGCCATCCAGGTATTCGGCAGTGCAGTGGCGTCATTCCAGCCTGTCTCGCTTTCCTCTGGGTTCTTCACATCTCCAGCGGTATTCGACGGAGAACTTTTGTTTTCCTCCTCTGCGACAGGGTATAGGGCGCCTATCGGAGTGTCTGCGGGAACGCTGCGATTCACTGGTTCGGCCACAGGTGCAGGTGGAAGGGCAGGGGTGGCCTCTGCGGAACTCGGGTTTTCTGGAGAGTCCACTGGAATACACGTCTTCTCAAGCGTTGCCGCCGCGCAGTTGTGGTTCTCTGGTTCTGGTGTCGGTACGCGAACCAACAGCGGTGCAGCAGCGGCGGCGTTCTCCGTGCAAGGGCAGGGAACCGGACTAACGACTGTTCCGGCAATCGCCGCTGCACTTCTTGCTTTCACTGGAACCGCAACAGGCTATCGCGCTCCGATAGGGGAAGCATCCGGAGACTTGGGTTTTTCCGGCGCCGCGAGCGGCGACGCTGCCTACGCAGGGTCGTCTGCTGCATCTCTGCGCTTCACTGGTTATGGACCGTCAGTACATGGGCGCAGAAGTTCAGCGGCGGCCGCATTGGCATTCTCTGGACTTGCCCAAGGTGTTCGTGGTGCGTCAGGTTCTCTAGACGGGCAACTCGTTTTCGACTTTTCTTCCTTTGGCGAACATCGATCGACGGCAGCCGGCACGTTTGCCGGAGCACTGCCTTTTTACCCACTAGGGTATGGAGCACACCCGGACGACTACGTTGTGCCTGATACCGCGTTCGTCCGCACGCACCAAAACTCCGTATCGGTTCTGACGTAATGGCCTACGAAGAAAAAGACGACACCAAGTTTCCAACCCGTTTCGGCCAGGCGACAGGCCACGCGAACGAGCGCACCATGCTTGACGAACTTGGCGGGGCAAACGGTATTCGTCACCGGCAACGGATGGGGGCGGATGGTGTTACGACGCACGTGAAGACCCGTGGCGGACACCCGCACTTCTGGAACGAGCCGCTTCCAGGTAGCGATGAGGAACCTGTTTCGCCAATCTACATGGACTCCGGAGCGGTCGACATGCTTTCGATCAGTTCAGAGAACCCTCTGTCAGCGCTTGCTGCTCCGTTGTATTACAGTACCGACCAGAAGACCGCATACGCCGCTGAAAAACTGCTAGGCAAGATAACACCTCCGGACATAACCAACCACGCACCCCCTATTGATACCGAGCCGGGTGAGAGTTTCATCCCCGTTACGGGTGGAGACATTCTAGGCAAAAAAGAATGCGCTGCGAGATGTCCGCCGAGCATGTTCACCGGGAAGGCCCGCTTGTACGCACAAGCACAACTTGGCGCGCCGCTACGAAAGTGGGGATGGACAATTGACTATCCAGAGCTTCAAGCGCCGAGATGGGTGCACGATAGCACCGGGTTCGTGCTCGATATAAACGTCGGAATCTACACAGACGGAGATAACAAGCACTGGTTCATTTCTATCAGCGGCGCGGGCGTAATGGTCACTCCGCTCAAGCCGAGCAAGTCTGCGAAGCTCTTGGTCCCGAATCTCAGTGATCCGTCTTACGCTGGCGACAAGACAAAGATCGAGGCGTACATACTTGCGCACTCTACCCCTGGCGGTGCCGCCGAGTCGTTCTTCGTTGAAGTCCCCGGACTTCCCCCTCCGTTCATGCTTGGGTACGGATGGAAATTCAATTGGGGAGGAAACAAGGCGGACATCATAGAGCACTCCGAGGGGTCTCCGAGGCACACTTCGTCACACTACCGACTGACTATTTCAAGAAACATGTCTTCCGGTATTTCAACGGAGTCAAATCGGTGGTCTTTTACTCTCAGCCTTGTAGAGGGTCCGGTGTCGTGGCACAACACACAATATGCTCAAGCCATTGCATCACCAGACTGGTCGACGAACCTGCTTTACATTTTTGGAACGCTGTATGGCGGTCAATACGGAAGCAACGCCCCGGTCTACTGCTTCTACAAAGAAAACGACGAGCTAGAAATATTTCGCTACTCTACGTCAGGAGGCGAAGGTGGGGTCATGTACATGGTTACGTCTGAGCCTGCGGCGTGGATGTGGCCGGTCGATTGGACAACCGAAAATCTCCTTATCTACACCTGGTTCGGGTCAGTCGGGCTAGAAGGCGCTGAGGGAGAGCGCCGAGTAAGAACAGCGACTCCGACTATCTCCGGCTTTTCGTGCGGGCAAGCGTCTTCCGTTTCTTCAGAGCAAAGTTATGAATTTGACAGGTATACGCTCAGTAGTAAAACTTTTGTCGGAGACGGCTCTACGTGGGTTAGCACAAACGTCGGGTTTAACGCATATGAGCAAAACAGGTTCGCCCGTGATACCGGATGGGGTCCCTGGTATGTAACAGGAGATGGTAAGCAGCGGTATAACAGCGGTGTTGCCTTAATCCACGAAGACGGTGAATACCTCGGGTATGCAAGTGGAAGCGATAACTTTATGAGTACGCTCGGGTACTCCAGGTATTACTACGATGGAACTCACGTAGAGACACTCAAAACGGCGCTCATTATTCCTTTCCATGACGCCGAAGCGGCGTATATGTGGGGCAATCTGAACACCGTGGAGACTGCTACAGTTACCGGCGGGTATTGTGAGGGAACAAACCAGCCAGGATTTTTCTGTAACCGTGCAAGATATGTGTTTTCTGATGGCTCCGGCGGGTACACCTATTACTACTACTTCGAGTACGCAGGGGGGGACGGAACGCACCTTGGCACAAACAATGACCCAAACACGGACCTCAACGACACAAATGACACGTTGATCGTCAGCAAAATAGTTACCCGCTCCGGGGCTTACGAGTTTTCTCCAGAGACTTCAATGGTCCCTTTCTTTGCAGGAACGCCTTATGTAACGCAGCAATTTTCAACCGTGTCCTCAGTTAATGCGCTGCTGTACGGGCAAGGGGTACAATACGTTCCAGGTGTAAACCTCGTCAATTTCTTATTGCGCCCCACATTCGTAGGATGGGCATAATGAAAACTCTACCTATTGGCCCGTTCCTTGGCCTGAATAACCGCCTTCCTGATACTGCGCTCACCACGGAGCATGGGACGTGGTTGAAGGAGGCGGTTAACGTCGACATCGACAACGCCGGGCGCGTTCGGCGGCGTGACGACGTGACTATTATCCAGGCCATGACCGGAGCGCACTCTGTCTTTGCGACCGGTGCGACAACCGGATACCTCATTCGGGCCAGTGTGCTGTACAGTTTCACAACCAGCCCGTCGTACTCCGAGACGCTGTTGAAAATCCTGACCGTAAATACGGCAGCGCACTACCACGAGTACAACGGAAGCCTGTACTACTCGAACGGAACTGACTCCGGGCGTGTCGAGGCCGGCATCTGGTTTCCGTGGGCGCTTCCTACGCCAGACGCACCGACAACGGCTACGACCAGTGGCGGGCTGCATGTTGGCGGGTATCAGGTCGCAGTGCGTTACTACAACAGCGTCACTGGTGAAGCCGGTGGTATATCGGCCTCTACCACCCACGAAACTACCGCAGACCCGCAAGGCGTCCGCGTAACGCTTCCTGCTCCGACCGCTGGTGCGACGCACGTTCAGGTATTCATTTCCAGACAGAACGGCTCGGAAGTCTATCTCCACTCAAGCGTGGCTACCGGAACCTCCGTACTCGATATCGTCAGTATCGACGCGCTTACAGCCACTTCCGATCCGTACTTCGCTTCACCCATGCCAGCGTGCAACAACCTGTTTGTACACATGGGAAAGCTGTGTGGGACAAATGGCAGCAGGCTCTACTACGGGCTGGCGTACAGGTTCGGCTACTATGAAGCGTCTGACGGATATATCGACTTCGAGGACGACGTGCAGGTGGCTGTGCCAAACCAGTTCGGTGTCTATGTGGCAACAGAAACGAACACCTACTGGTTCCTCGGCGATCTGTCCAAAGTCGAGCGTATCTCCGACCCGTTGCCGTACGGCGGGCAGTTCGGTACGGCATTCAGGCTCCCCCACAAGAAGTTGGTAGGGTGGTTCGGAGCAAACGGCTTCGTCATCGGCGATGAGCAAGGACAGGTTACAGCCATGATGCAGGAGGCCGTTGATGTTACGCCAGACAACGGTGGGTGGTCAGCAACGTTCTCGAATCGTGGGTACCGTCGCGTGGTGTCCAACGGATACTGCATGAACCTGGAGACGGGGGCGGTTTCTACATACGCCGACTACGCGGTTACGTCCGCTTCCGGCGGGTTTGGCACGAAAGCTGACGGTCTTTACAGCCTGACCGGTGAACAGCCGGTCGACGCGCATATTGACCTAGGAAAGCAAAACTTCGGGGCCGAGAACCTGAAGCACATGCCCGCATGTTACATCGGCGTGTCGTCGGAGACCCCCATGGAGCTTCGCGTGTCGCCGTCAGACGACAAAGTGTGCGAATACACTGCGCGGTCATGCAGCCTCGATACGCGAATACAAAGGGTCGATATTGGTAGAGGACTTAGGTCCAGTTGGTTCGGCCTTTCCATCTATAATACGGAAGGCTCTGATTTCACGCTGGCGAGCGTTAGCTTTGCGCCGGTCGCATCCGGCAGAAGGATTTAATCATGTCCGACATTATCGACATTCACGCACACCTGATCGGGACTCCGGCCAACGGTGTCAACCTGTACCAAGTCCCGAATGCGTCAATGGAGGTATTGGAGGATGTCATAAATGCGACGTGGAATCTTGCGCTGACGAAATCAGACGCGGTTACTTCAAAAGTAACGTCAGCTACCGCCGATAACGCCCTGCTTGACCCGGACCTGGCGCC